GCTTGTTGCATGAAAGACTGCCTTTCGGCGGCTGCTCCCGTGGGGGGTGTCATCATCTGCGACGCATACTCCTCAACAATGGTCCCTTTGTGCTCCTCTCGCACGACTATCTCTCTCGCTTCTTTGGGGGGTTTACTGGCGCAGAGGATCCTGCCACCGTAATCCCACTGAGCTTCGATATTAGAATGCCAATCTGGACTTCGAGAAGTCCAATCCTGCTCTCTAAATTTAGCTCCTGTAGGGATGTGGGTACAGTATCTCCGGCTTGAACCGCCTTCGAAGTTCCATTCTTCTGTGAATGGTGAGTCCCACTGTCTGGTGATTCGGGGCATGTAGATGTCGGAGTCTGAATCTTCTGCTTCTGAGTTTTCGCTCTCTGCTTCCTCTTCTGACTCTTCGTCATATCCTTCGTCTCCTGAACTTGCGGGTTCTGGTTCGTCATTGCGGGCTGCCCACCAGCCGCGGTTGAAGAATCCAAAGGTTTCTGTTTGGGTCCAGTCTTCGGTGTAGCTTTGGCCTGCTCCTTGGCTTGTGGCTTGGGAGCTGGTTTCGGCATCGTCTTCGGAAAAGCTGAAGCCAGTGGCTTCGTCTCCTTCTTCGGACTCACTTTCGGTTGAATCTTCACTTCTTTGGGTAAAACCACCTTGTCGTTCGACTTCACGGGTCGAGGTGAGGCCGGTGTTACCCGGCCAGACCCTTTTCCCGACTCATTCGTTGACGATTTGGCGGATTCATGTTTCTCTGGCGCGTCTGGTGTCAACCAAGGCATATCTTCATATTTGTATGCACCTCTGTTAGATATGGCGAAACGTTCGTGCGGAAGCGCGAACTGGCCATATTTATCTTCATTGTCATACTCATCATCATTACTACCTTGGCTGACTTGGTCAGCATAAGACCAATTAGACTCTGTTGTTGAGACCAGGACTGGTGGACTCAACTTCTTATCAGACCATGCCATAAAGCCTAAGGGTGCAAACCTATTTCTAGGTAGCATACCTGGTTCAGAGCCGAGATGTATCCCTACTACTGAATGGCCTTTTCCATGTTTGATTAAAAGTGGTGTCCCACTAAATCCTGGATTTGTAGAAGCCGTGTGGTGGCATCCTTTAACACCCGCCCATTCGATCCCACCTACTGAATATTGCCACTCGAATTTCCCTGTTTCAGCCTTGGCGTGATACACCGAGATTGGAATGGTAGTATTCGGAACAGCGAAGTTCAAAACGGGGGTTCCCAACTTAGACGGGGTTGACTCAGGCACAGCGACCATATAATAATCATTCTTAGTGTTAATATAAGGTGGCATAGCCATGTCTTCCAACGGCCAGTTTAGTTTCACCGACGGTGAACTTCCTCTGACGGAAGTGGCTTGTTGATGGACGTGTGCAGCTGTTACTATATACGTCACTTTGCCATGTTTGACCAGGGCTCCGTGTCCTATAATAAAGTTGTCGTCGTCAACAAATGTTAAGACGGGGGGGGCGTTTCCTTTATGCTTATACAAATGGCTACCGGGTACCGCCATCTCCTGTCGGGACGGTAGCTTAATCTCATCTATTGTTGGTAAATCAACTCCAGGTAGAGGTTTAGCTACCACAACCCATTTGGTGGTGGTGGCATCCCAGTAGACATCATAACCTCCTCTATGCTCCATCGCGGTGTATTTGTTTGGCTCAATGGTGTTAAGCCGGATTGACCAGCCTACTCCAAAGTGTAACAATTCCATCACAAAGAAGAACAAAGGCACTTCAAGCGCTTCAAAATTATTTGGGCGGACATAAAAGATACCTACGGCCTGCAACGTGAACAAAGCCCACTTCAATATAGAGTTATTATACCTTTTCATGTGGTAGGCAAATAACACTATTTCTCCGAAAGCGTTCACGGCAGCACACAATGTGCAAAAGGCCATTATGCTCGACACTGCTCTCACTTGGACTGTTCTGTCCAAGTAAGGGGCTGTTTCGCAATCTTGAGGCCACGATCCGGGACCCCTTGTTGTAAAGAAGTCACACCAGAATGCGTCCATTTGACCATCCGGCCCGTAAGAACAGGCTAGATCCTTAGCTTCGCCGTTTGGGGTACATGTTGTGACAGTACCTTTAACTACGATGCCAAAGAGGTCCAATTGAAAAACAGCCATCGTCAGTGCGGCGGCCATAGCTAAAACACGACTGAACTCTTCACATCGGCTTGACGGCAGCAAATCCATAAAGGATCGGCCCCGGGCGGATGCTACTGGGAGTTGAGTGGTTTGAACTTTTGCGTTCATTGTAT